CCAAAAGTATCTATCTTTTAATGTGTCGAGACTAAACTTATCAAATGTTTTTTCTTTGTCGTAGTCTATTTCAATTCCTAAGTAAGGCTTAGTTCCTATTTTATCTTCAATCATTTCCTATGTCCTGTAAATGTATAGCCATTATAGCATAGTGTATTATTTTTAATAAATCTTTTTGGTCATGCCCATTTTTTTTACCATACCTCATAGCATACTTTATAATATTACCCATACAAAATCCTTCACCATGTCCGTTATCAAAAATAATATCAGTTGCTTGGTACTCTCCGTAAGCATAGTGTTGTTCATAAGTTTTATCTACATATCTTTGTATTTGTTTTATTGTTTCATCTTCATTGAATTTATAATTCATCGTTTCTCCATTCCTTTGGTAATGTATCTTCGCTATACCATTTAAAATTATTTGTTTCAGCCCATTCAGCGTGAGTTCTTTTAGTTCCGTTCCTTCTAACTTTTGCTCCAGGCATAGGGGAAAAAGGTTTTTGAAAAAGAAAAACTAACTCATAGTTTTTAGGCAAAGCAGTTCTTACATGTATGTATTTACTATATTCATTGTAGTCCCAGAATCTTCCTTTAGCCTCAAGTAAAATTGTTTTATCATTTAATGTTTTAACAAAGTCCGGTTCATATTTATGATGTACAGTGTAAGAAATATTATCCCAATGATGTTTCCAATCTTGTAATATTGTTTCATGTAAAGTAACTTCCCACATACTATCATAACCTTTAGGAACATTTATTTTTTTAGGTCTAGGTTTTCTAGGTATTCTTCTACCCATTATGTATGTCGCTTAAAACAATTTCAGAAATCTTTTTATTTTTATTTAAAAGATGAAACTTTTTAATTTTTTTATTAATCCATTTAAAAGAAAAAGCTGACAATCTTAATTGACCATTAGAAAAGATATGAGTTTCTACGGGTAACATTTTAAATACTTCTTCTGGTTTCATTTTATCTGATTCTTCTTTTGGTACTAAACTTTTAACCCAAAGATATAAAATATTTAAAGTTTGTTTTCTTATTAATTTTGTTTTTCTTCCATTCATACAAACACTTCCTCTACATTAGGTATTTTATCTACCTTAGTTAAATATACATTACCTTTAGCATACTTAAATACTCTTAGTCCTTCTCCATTATTAGAATCTTTATGACATTCAAACTTATGTGAACACCAATTACAATCTCTAGGAAGTTTCATATTACCACTCTTACCTTCTGCGACTGGTTCATAACAAAAAGGAGGAGGAGTTTTACTCTTCATATCTTTTTTAATATTTTTAATTCTATTTTTAATGTTAGGTTTATCTAACTCTTCTGGTCTATGTAAAACTAATTCTCCAGTCTCTTTGTTCATAACCAAGAAGCCTCCTTTAGAAGTCTTCTCTGCCTCTTCATAACCGGCTAACTGAGAAAGATATCCAAAGGCATCATTCTCTGCAAGGCTACCATCTTGAAACTTTTTAAAAGCATAACCAGAAGCTGTCTTAACATCTATAACTTCTCCATCAATCTTACAATCCATATGTCCTTTAATACCACTAACTGTAATTTGTTTTTGTTCAGAGTCTATAGAATGACCCGATAGTTTAACAAAGAATAAAACCAACACTTCAAGTAAGTGTCCGTATAAAAATTTAATATATAAACTAGGAGGTCTAAATTGTTCTTTAACTACTTCTGAATTATTATCAAACCAAAGTTGTCTGCTAGGTTTACCTATATTAGACATTCTTAAACCAGGTTTTCCTTTAGGACTAACAACTTGAGGAGTTGCCCAATGTTTTAAAGCTTGAGCCATTTCTTTTCCAAACAAATCTAATTGTTCATCTGTAATCTCAATAGGTTTATTATTTGGAAGAGCTGATATAATATTATATATGTCGCTAACCAATGTGTCAAGCTGTTTATTCTTTGTCATCTAATTTATCCTTGAATGCTTTAATAACATCACTAGAAAATAACTTTTGTAAGTTAACTAAAAACATACGACTAGCGTTGTTGTCTCCTCCGGATACAGTTTTAAAAGTATCCAAATCATCTACAATAGTCTTTAACATTTCAGTATCAAAAACTAAAGTACAAAATTCTTTATCACCTACACATAGGTTATGAAACCAATAGTCTGATTCAGTTGCTCTAATACCTGAAGGTTTACCGTAAGATTGATACTCTATACATATGTTACCTGTCTTCATCCACATACCGCGTTCTGATTTAACTTCTATTTTTTTACCAGTTAACATCTTTGCTATTTTTTCTTCTCTAATTTCTCCGTATTCTAAATCTAGGTCAAACTTTTTTCTATCTTTTTTAATGGGTTTCACTCCAATTATCTCCTATGTTATATTCAGCGTCTAAAGGACACCTCATTTTATAATAATCAGCGGTGTCTCTTATAGATTGAACTGCTGTTTCTCCGACAAACTCTGCATGTATTTCTTTTGTTTCTACTTGCCACTCATCGTGTATGTTAGCTACAAATTTAAAAGGAATAGAGTTTAATCTTAACAGACTATCCAACATAATCAAAGCTCTTTTCATTACAAAAGCACCACCACCTTGTAGTAAAGTATTTAAAGCAGCGTGTTTATGTCTTAACTTTATTCTTCTACCATCTAACCCTTTTAAATATCCTTTCTCTGCTGCTCCATCAACTCTTGTTTTAAGAGATTTAAATGCAGGGCTACTAGCGAGAAAGCGGTCTCGCAATCTTTTACCGTCTGTTCTGTTTCCTTTAACAATACTTCCAATTTTTTCATCTCCTGCTCCGTATATAAGTGCATAGATGAATGTCTTTGCCTGGTCTCTTGATTCAAGTCCAGCAAGGTTTTGGTTAGCTGTATGAATGTCTCCGTTAATAATTTCATTTATATAATCCTTATCAGCCATATAGTGTGCTAACAATCTTAGTTCTAATTGACTTGCATCTATACCTACAAGTTTGTTTCCATCATCTACAATCCAACATCCTCTACACTGTTTACCATAAGGATTATGAATGCTAGGAACTTGTGCCATGTTTGGATTTCTATGTGTCATTCTTCCGGTGATAGCACCGTTAGTTATAACAAAACCATGTACTCTTCCATCTTCTCCTAAAGCTTCTACCCACGATTGAATCTGGGCTACTCTTTTTTGTAGTAATAAAAACTCTGCTATTAGATTAGCTTCATGTATATGATTTATTTTTTTTAAAGTAGCCTCATCTACAATAGGTTGTCCTGTTGGTGTAAATCTATTTGGCTTCCAACCAAAATCAATAAGGTATTCTCCTATTTGTTTTCTTGAACCTAAATTAAATTCTATTAATTCTTTACGCATAAAAGTATTATAATTTTTACTTTCTAAAATTTCTTCGTATTCTATATTTGTTAATCCTTGTTTAGATAAAGTATTATCTTTTTTAAATTTAGGAGTAACTTCTTTTTTATCTACCCACTTAGGTTTAAAAGTATTGTGAACTTCATCTTCTACCTCTCTCTTTCTTTTGTTTAAAGAACTTAAAAGAATCATTGCAGCTTTCTCGTCAAATTTAAAACCGTCTTCTCTTTGTTGATTTAGTATCTTAGCAACGCCATGTTCAAGCTCAACAGATTCGTTTGAAAATCCTTTAGCTTCTTGTCTCAAGTGATGATAAAGTTTTTTATTTAATCTTACATCTTGAATACAGTAATCTAACATCTCTTGATTGTATTCTGTAAAGTCTTCTGGTGAATTTCCTTTAAGACATTTTAATTTATGACCATAAGATTTTAAACTGTGTCCTCCTTCTCTATGTGGAATAACTAATCTTGATATAACTAAAGTGTCTATTACTTTACAAGTATCATATAAATCTATTCCTGTAAGTTTTTCTATAACCGGAATATCAAATCCTATAATGTTGTGTCCTATTAAAGTATCAGCAGTTTGTAAATATTTAATACCTTTTTCTATTTCATGTGGTTTAAAACTATGTACTATGTTATCTTCATCTATAGCAACTATGCACCATATTTTAGTAGCTTTTAAATCATCTGTTTCTATATCAAATACTAATTTCAAAATGGCATACCTCCGTCATCAGCTTCTAGCTCACTTAGGTCTATCTCTGCTAATCTTCCTGTTTCAATATTATAAATCAAAGAAGTAGCTAGACCTACATCCCCTGTATATCTAGACTTTAATACTCTAAGTTTAGTAGTCCTGGATTCAAGTTCATCATCTGATTGTTGATTTCTTTCTAGTGCTATAACACAATCTGAAAGCTGTGCAATACTATTTGAGCCACGTAGATGAGATAGTGAAACCTCTATACCATTCTCGTGTCCTTTGTTACCATCAACTCTACGCAAGTGTGAAACTAAAATGATACCTGCACCTGTCTCTTCGACCATGCTTCTTAGTCTAGTCATTATATTATCAATAGCTCGTCTCTCATCTCCTTCTGCTAAAGAAGAAACTAGCATATGTAAATGGTCAACAACGACCCACTTGCAATCACACCCTACTATAAGATATCTTAACTTAGCAAAGATAGCTTCAATATCGTTAGTTCCAAAATGTGCATGAACAAAAACTCTATCGTTACTAAAAGTTTTATCATACATAAACTCTAATGTTTCCCTATCAAAGTCATCTCTTATGTGGTCTATGTAAAGTCTAGCGTCAGCTTCAATAGAGAGAACGCCATCAACAGTTCTCTTCCAATCCTCCTCTAAAGCTATGATACCCACGTTGTCTTCAGTTTGATTTATAATCCAATGCTCTAGCTCTCTAGTAATACTAGATTTACCAAGTCCAGTTCCGCCTGTAAGAGTAACAAGCTCTCCTTGTCTCATGCCATATAGTTTTTTATTTAAACCAGCCCAAGGATACTCTACGCTTTCTTTCTTTTCTCTATTAAAGAATTGTTCTTTCTTTTCTGATACTCTTATTATTCCACTAGGTGTGTAAAGCTTTGCGTCCCACCAAGAACGAGTAAATTGCTCGTATTGTTTTTTATTAAGCATATCATTCGCATCTTTATATCCAGTAGGTAAAGTAACTATCTTAGCTTTACCAGGTTTTAAGATTGTTGCTACAGCTTTGGCTGCTTCCTCTCCGGCTGAGTCAGTATCAAAACATATTACAATATTATCAAAGCTCTCTACATATTCTAAGTTTTCTTTAATATCTTTTACTGCACTGCCTGCTCCTCTCTTAATTGAAACAACTGCCCATTTACTACCTAATAATTCATAGGCTGCCATGGCATCACATTCTCCCTCAGTTATAGTTAAGTACTTACCTCCTTCTTTAAAAAGATTCTGACCAAACAAACCTGTGCCTGTAGGTGAACCTTCAAAAATAAATCTTTTATCTCTAACATATCTAACCTTGTTAGCTGTTAATTCATTGTGTATATACAAAGGATAAATGTGTTGGGCTATTCTCCCTTGAGAATCATAGACAACCTTCACGCCATATTTCTTAGCCGTGTCTACACTAATATTCCTATCACTTAGCTGACCAAAAGAGCCGCCATGTGTATTAAGATTTTTAGTATACTTGGGTTGGGTTTTAACTACAGCTTTGTTTTGTTTGTAGTCTGGAAAGAAGGCTTGACAACTAAAACATTTAGCTGAACCATCTTCGTTTACTGATACAGCATCACTACTATTACACTTTGGGCAAGGTAAATGATACTCTGTAAATTTTAAATCTGCTTTCATTTAATTTATTCTCCTATAAACTAAAAAGGTGTTAAGTATAAAGCCTTGGAGAACAACTTAGTTGATAGCTCTATACATAACACCGGGGGATATAAAAAACTAAGAATCTTCTTCTGTATCTCCTTCTTCTTTAGTCTCGTTTGTTTCATCATTACTTTCATCTTGTTCTACAACAGCTTCTTCAGAATTTTGTAAAAGTAATTCAAGATTATTTTGATGTGTTTGCGATGCAAAGTTAAGGGCTTCAACTAAAACATTAAGTGTTCCTATTTTACTAATAGAAATATTTGCGTTGCCTCTAGCCTGGTCATCTTCAATCAAGGTAGTATCATACACCACCTGTCCATCATCTTTGGTTATAGTAATAATCATATTAAAATTCCTCTCCACCTTCAATGGATTCGAACTCATCCCCATCTCCAGCTTTATAAGATATTAAATTTAAGACTTGCATTGCTTGAAAGTCTAAACCTTTAAAAGCACCATACTTATTAGTAGTTTCCCACTCGTTGTATTGTACTTTAACTCTTGAACCATTACCTATTAACTCGTCCATAGGAACTTTAGAAGAATCAAAAAGCTTAGGTGCTTTCCTTATCATTCCATTTGGTCCGTTGACTTTTCTTTTAATAGTAATAGCTCTACCTACAGACTCGTCTCCGATTGTCAGGTCTTTGACCTTAAATCCACGAGCTAGTAAATCATCTGCTACAGTATCCTCCACTACTAAATCGACTGTCCACACAGGCTCGAATGTAGTGTTGGGGTTGGTTGCTGACACCCAATAG